GAACTCATACTACTGGGGCGTTAGTTCACACAGCGATAGACGACGTAGCAAATATTACTGGATCTGTAGCAGGTGACATTTTGGCGGTAAGAGTTTATAGGGATTCAAGTGATGGGGTAAATGATACTTTAGCGGTTGACGCTTGTTTAATTCAAGTTCATTTACACTTTATAATGGACAAGTTAGGTGAGCCAACTTCATAAGTAGTAATGATAGAATTTGGATTGGTGATTTTAATGTTTGGGATTTTTGGATCACAGCAATTTGGTTCTTCTTGGCATATTCCAGTACCTATAGGTGTTGGAGGTAATATATCTGTAGTAGGGGATTCATCAAGTCATGGGGGCTCTATTATAAGTAGTAATCAAGATGGTACATTATTAGTCGGGGGAGTTGCTGTGGCGGTTGCCGGTGCTATACTATTATGTCCCATACATGGTCCAAAGCCAATTACACCCACAACGGTTAAAAGTTTTTGTAATGGGAAATTAATCTTAACAAATGGAGCGATAGCGGGTTGTGGAGCTCTTATAATCAGCCCTGATCGTTCCGTGTATGTCGAGTAACCTTTTATACCTATTATAGTAGTTCGTCAATGACAGGCGGAGATAGGACGGTTAAATCAAGTGTTAGGAGGTGGGTTGAGTACGATATAGGAGTTTGTTGGAGGAAAAGAAGAAATAGGCCTCCTCGCCTGTTTTTGGTTATTACCCCTTTTTAATTGTTGTGTAGAGCAGGGGCACCTTCACTTTCCCAAGTACATTTTACACTGTACGAAAAAGGAGTACACCAAGCTTCAGGAATAATAGATGTCACAATATCTATTATCTCTTTTCCTTGCTCTGGAGATAGTCTGTCTTTTGGACCTTGACGCTCTCTAGCAGATACCTCTATTTTATGGCTAAACCTATTCCCAATTCGAGGATCTTTATAACTAGTTTGAATGTAGTACCCTTTGTCCTTTAAAGCTTTCCTAAGCTCTTTTCTACGGGGGTCAACTATGGCCCGTTTACTTGTTGGGTTTGCATAAGACATACAATGTCCTTTCAAAAAAAGTTAATAATTGGTTTTGTTCCTTACATTTAAAGTATAATATACTTTTGAGGAAATACAAACAAAAAATAAAAAGAAATAGGCATTCTTGCCTGATAAGAATTTGTGCTTATCCTGGTTGTAACATTACTATAAAGTGAGGAATTAGTAAATGTCGGTTAAAATTGAGACTGTCTGGTCTGATTTGGATCATCGTTTAATTCAAGATGCTCAAGGATCTTTAAAGAAGGTTATTAATGTTCAAGCGGTTATGTCCTCTGTGGATAATATACTTAGAACATCTAAGAATGAACGTGTAATGTTGCCCAGTTTTGGGTCAAGTCTTAAGAATATGGTTTTTGAATCTATGAATAGTTCTTTAATAGATTTAATATCACAAAATATTAAAGATGAAATAGAATTGTGGGATAACCGAGTTGTTGTTTCCCAGATCCGGTATTTGGAAGAACCCGATAATAATTCAATTGTAGTTGAGATTGCCTTTGTAATAAAAGGATTCCCTAAGATTTTCAAACAGGAGATTACTATAAGGGGGGAGGCCGGATAGAACATCATGATGAAGGAAGAATGGAATGAGTACCAAGAAATTAATAAAAAAGTTTTGAATTTTAATAGGGTACAGCTATGGCAAATTTGTTGAACTATTGTAATTACTCGTTTGAAGATCTTGTCCTGCAGCTTCAGAATCGACTAAAAAGTAAGGCGGCTTGGTTGGACATCTATAGATCTTCCACTGGTGAGATGCTAATAGAACTTCTTGCATATTGTTTGAATTTAGGAATGTTTTATACTGAACGAAGGGCAGAAGAATCATATCTTCCAACCGCACAATTACTTTCTAGTGTAAAGAATTTAGTTTCACTTTTAAATTATTCACCTAAAAGAAAAACATCATCTACAGGTAATTTGACATTTAGCATTGCTGCATCATCAGATAAGATAGTTTATATTCCTAAGTATACTGTGTGTAAGGATGCCGCCGGTCTTGGATTCTTAACAAATGAATACGCGGCAATAGAAAAAGGTCAAACTTCAGTTTCTGTGGTTACCATTCAAGGAGAATTGAATCGTTTGGAAGTTACTTCAAACGGTTCAGCTAATCAGGAGTATAATATAAACAATACTTCTGTTGAAAATTCAGCAACTACCAGCAATCCAACTTTAAGAGTTATAGTAGATGGAACTGAATGGACTGTAGTAAGTTCATTTATAAATAGTTTAAATACAGATCAACATTATCGAATTATTGATGAAATGGATGATACTGTAACTATTCAATTTGGGGATGATGTAAATGGGGCTGTCCCGGAATCAGGTTCAATAATTATCATGCAGTACATTGCGTCTGATGGATTAGATGGAAATGTCACATTCGCTGATAAGATTACTACGGTAAGTTCGACTATCTATGATGAAGATGGAACTGCTGTGGATGTGACTGTAACTAATTCAGGTTCATTTCTTGGGGGAGATGCTGCAGAAAGTATAGAAGAAATTCGGTATGAAGCTCCACGAGTGTTTAAGACAGGAGATAGGGCTGTAAATAGGAGGGATTTCATATCTCTTCTTGAGAATTATGCAGGAGTAGCCAATGCTAACGTTTGGGGTGAAAATGAAGAAGCAGAGGCAGCGGGTGTTTCAGTAGTTGCTAGTATGTTAAATAAAGTAAAAATGTGCATATTGTTACAAGAATGGGAATTGCCCGGAACGACTTTTAAGGCTACCTTATCAGATTATCTTTATAATAAATCAATGCTTACAGTTAAGTATGAATTTGTTACTCCAGTTATACTGTTGGTTATTCCAGTTCTTACTGTTAAAGTAGCTGAGGGGCATTCAATGTCACAGGCTCAAGCGGATTTAGAATCAGTTTTAACTACAAAATTCGTTCTTGGTAGTACGACTAAGTTGGGTACAATAATTAAGTACAGTGAAATACTTTCAGCTGTTCATGATCTTGAAAACGTAGCATATGTAACGATGGTCCTGGAGGTAAAGAAAGCTTTATCTAGTAGTTATGATTCAACATATGATTGGAGTGAAGCTCTTGATGCAACAGATGTTAAACCTGAGACATGTCGGGTATTTGTAGATGGAACTTGCACGGTTACAGATGTGGATAATGGTGATGGTACTGGAACATTTACTGCTTCTGGAATTACTGGAGCTATAAATTATACTACTGGAATAATTTCTTTAGATATAGCTCCTGCTGCTTCAGCGGTTTATGTCCGATATCAGCAGGATGAAAATGGAAATGTGATTCCTTCATCTCAACAAATTTGTAAACTTGAAGATGTGGATGTAGATAGTATATCGATGGAATAATGATGGTTGAAAATTGGGAACAATACAAAGATTTAGAATACTACCCAGACAGAGTCTGTAAGTGTGGTTGTGGTGGTAGAATAAAAGTACATCCCATGCATAAATATCATGGTATTCCTAGATTTATGCATGGTCATAATTCTAGAAGTAATCATGGAATGAAAGGAAAACATCATACTGAAGAATCCAAACAGAAAAGTCGGGAAAGCCATATAGGTAGACCCTCGGAGAAAAAAGGTAAAACATATGTCAAAATGTATGGTGAGGAAAAGACAAAAGAAATAAAACAAAAAATAGGGAAGGCTCATAAGGGCAAAGAACTTTCTGAAGAACATAAGCAGAAAATAAGAGATGCAGAGACGGGCCCCAATCATTATAATTGGCAAGGAGGACCTGCTCTTGGTGATTATCCATTAGAATTTAACAAAGAATTTAAAGAATTTATTAGAGAAAGAGATAATCATACTTGCCAACTTTGTGGGAAAACAAAAGAGGAAAATGGAAGAAAATTAGATGTCCATCATATTTATTATGACAGAGCTAACTCTGATATGGATTCAGAAAGATTTGTAGCCCTTTGTCGGGGTTGTAATTCAAAAGTAAATTTTAATAGAGAGTATTGGACTCAATTTTTCCAACAGAAACTGGAAGAGTTAAGGTATGAATTAGTGTAGAGTTGAGGAAGTTAACGATGAAAAAATTCCATGAATTAGAACAAATATGGACAATTAGCCAAATACACAATGGTGAAATTCTTTGGACGGAAACAAAGAAAAATATAGTTCCAAATGAGGGGGAAAAAGCTTTTGTAGATACATTTTATCGAAAGAATGCTGATTTATATTTTGCCGCGGATACTTTTTATGTTGGACTTTATTACGGTAGCGTGGGTGAAAGTACCGTACTTGCTACTATTCCCGGTGAGCCCAGCGGTAATGGTTATAGTCGAGTAGCAATTGAAAGATCTACTGTGGGTTGGCCCACTATAGAAGAGCATGAAAATGATTGGCGGGTTGTATCTAAAACGATAACAATTACAGCTTCCGGTGGGAGTATTGGTCCAGTTAACGGAGCTTTTTTGTGTACTTCCTCAGATGGTACTGGAGTACTTATAGGTGCTGTGGCTATGAAAGTATCTAGGAACATTCCTGCTGGGGATAAAATTGAATTTGTGATAAGAGCGAAGCAAAAATAATTTGATAAGGGATTTATATGGGTGCTGCAACTTTCATACTAGTTGGGACAAGAGACGCTACTAAGAATGTTAGCGTTTGGGGTTTGGCTGCAGATGGGTCCGGAGAATGGACTTATGATACTGGTGCTAATACTAACACCATTGTTCAAGATGGTTCTGGCAATGTTTATGTAGGAGGTGTTGCTTATGATGCCGGAGGAGGTTTGAAGAATGTTTGGAAATTGTCTTCTTCCGGTGCATTGGTAGACAGTGTTTATGTCAGTACTATGGCCAGTGTTTGGCAGTTAGCCATAGATGCCAATTATCTTTATGTGGCGGGTACTGGAGCATATCGATTAGATTTGGATTTGACAAATGAGGCTATGATAACAGGTAGTGGTTCTCGTTATGCAATTGGGGTCGATTCTTTTGGCAATATTTATGTTGGAGGCGGAGGCACTCCTGTTACCTTAATTAAATACGATTCGAGTTTTGCTTATCAATGGTTAGAAGATACTAATGATAAATTGTATAGTATTGATTTTCTTGCCAATCAAGATGTTATTGTAGGTACGAGTGACGGGGAAATACGAAGATACGCTGCTGATGGATCTAGTCCGAATGAAGGAGATTGGGCACATGTTATGATGGCTTTTGGTCCCTGTTGCAGAGCACGAATTTACAACGATGTTATTTATGCAGCGAGACACAATGGTAGTGGAGTAGGTGATACGTTCGTGGTCTTAAATTCTAGTGGGGCGCGACAATGGGGTGACGGCCCGACCTATATAGCAGATTTAGAAGATGTAGTTTTTAATAGTTCCGGGGTGCCCTTTGTAGTTGGGCCACTACGCAATAACTTCAATATAATGGAGGTGGATACCGTTAATGAGGAATTACGAGGTATCATGATAGCGGATTATGCACTTGGGGATTTTAAAGACATACTTCTTGTAGATTCTTCTTATGAGTATTCTCCGGATTTATCTGATGTTGAAGGTCAATGGACTTTGAATGATAATGCGGGTACCCCTGTGGTTCTTGAGGAAGCCTACGGTCGGAATGGCACAGCTTCTAAGAATACATCAGCTATGACAACTGCCGGAAAAATCAACACAGCTTTAAGTTTTGTTCGTGCGGATAATGATGAGGTGGATTTGGGGGATAACGCTGCTTGGGAGCTTACTCCATCACAAGATAAAACTTATGCTTTTTGGTGTAATTGGTCACAGAATGGATCCAATAATTTTAATGTTATATTTCATAAGTATTATCATCCAACGTCGGTAGGTATTTCTTGTGTAATTGTACGTATTTTGAAATATATTAAAACAACCATATGGTGGGTAGATGCGAGTACTACTATCACGAATACAACCGGTTTGGATTTGGATGCGACAGGGTGGTTTTTAGTAGTTATACGGGTGGATAGAAGCGGCCAATTGTGGATATCTATTAACAATGGAGCCTATACCTCTGTACAAGATATTTCAGCAAAGGAAGCAGATGATTTAAGTAGTTCCCAAGCCCTTATGCTGGCTCAAGGTCAGCCAATAAATATTGATTGGGAACGATTTGAAGGTGATTTGGATAACTTTGCCATTTGGAGTAGAATACTTACACAAGAAGAAGAGGCATTGCTTTGGAATGGTGGCTCCGGTTCCGAAGATTTTGGTTTAGTAACTGCTCCAACTATAACAAGTCATCCAATTAGTCAAACTAAAAGTGTTGGTGATAGTGTTACATTTTCCGTAACAGCAACTGGAGATCCAGCCCCAACATATCAGTGGAAGAAAAATGGTGGGGATATACCCGGAGCGACAAGTAGTAGCTATACTATTCCTTCAGTAGTTGTAGCTGATGGTGCGGATTATACTTGTGTGGCTACAAATGCGGGGGGTTCAGCTACTTCTAACGCGGCTACATTGTCTATTCGTCCATATATATCAGCACAATCCTCAAGTATGGCAGTTAGTTTGGGGGCAAAAATTACACTATCTATTACTGCTGGTGGGCATCCTCCAGTGTTAACCTATAAATGGTATAAAGATGGTGTAGAAGTAGTCGGCAAAACGGAATCTACAATAGATGTGTATCCTACTTCCAGGGTTACTTATAAATGTATAGTTACAAATGGTACGGATCCTACTACTTCAGCGGACATAGTACTTACTATAACAGATAATCCATATACTTGGAATCCTTTCAATTTGACTTTGGATTCTGGGAGGGCTGAGTAATGGCAAATTGGCACCTCGATGAAGGATATCATTTGGATGAAGAAAGTCAGGCAGTAATAGTAACTGAGGGAACTTTAACTTTAGATTTAACGTATATTGCTTCTCCTTTCGCGGATGCAGTATTGGAGTCAGAATGTGAATTTTCAATAAGTGTACTTCAGGCAGTTGCATTAGATTTACTTCCATTGACTCCTGAAAAATTTCATGATTCACTTATTCTTCAGGATTATTGCGAAGAAGCTAGTACTCAAGTGGGTAGCTGGTTATCCAGTGTTAAGGATATTGTAAGATTATTAAATCCAAGAACGGTTGGCACAATACCATATTTGAGACATCTTGGAGCACTTATTGGTGTTGAGTTTTCTCCAGAAGATGAAACTACAGAAGCCAGTATGCGGAAAGAGTTAGTCAATGCTATCAGTTGGTATAAATTAAAAGGAACATATGAATCAATACAAATTTTATCTCTGATTCAACAATTTGTAGTTAATTTTTATGATATGTATACTAATGACTATGATACTTTCTATATGGTAGATTGGTTCGTAGGGGATGAGGATGAAAATCCATCAGGTTTTGATTCTACATATTATAAATCTCCACATTTTGGAATAGAAGTATTATTGAATAAAGTGTTTGAAGTGGGTTCCGAGCGGTATCTTTGGAGAGAAGAATACTTAGATAATTTGATAGCTCAAATTGAAAAAACAAGGCCAGTTCATACTGTACCCCATTATTTATTGTTGTTGAATCCTAAGACAGATGAATTAGGGCATACTATTGAAGTAGATGGTGAGATACAAACAAAAATACGAGGTGATTGGGAATATTCAACTAAATATTTTGATATGACAGGAACTGATGCTTGGAATTTTGATGATGGAACTCTTTTTGATGAATCCATGACATCATTTATCAATAGTATTACAAAATATGTTTTTGGAACGGGAGGTAGTTTTGATATAAGTAATCCAGTGATAGAAGGAACGATAGATACAGCGGATATCGCCGTCACTGAAGAAAAAATTGTATTTGAATTTATTTTAGAAAAAAGTGAAGTGCAGGCGGGAATTTCTTGTCTTGGTTTGTACAGTTCAGACTCAGATGGTGCGCTGGTACTATCAAGCGTCTTTCCAAAAATAGACAAAGCAAATAATGTTGAGTTACGAGTAGTGGTTGAGATTTACAAAAAGGATTTATCTCCGGAGGAGATCCCCGAATCTTAAATTTAAGTATCATAGAAATTACAATGACAAAAGAAGAGTGGAATAAATATAAAGATTTAGAATACTATCCAGACAGAGTCTGTAAGTGTGGTTGTGGTGGAAGAATTAAGGTTCGACCATCACATAAATATGACGGTATTCCTATATATCTCACGGGGCACCATGTAGGAAGTGGCGTTTCTCAGATCGCCCTAAACACAAGAGTAGAAGTAGAAGCAATATTATCAGGTAAGAAAGAAGCCCCATTCTGTGCATGTGGTTGTGGCAATAGAATAGAGGTAAAGTTTTACCATAAATATCAAGGTATTCCTAAGTTTATTTCCGGGCATACTAGTAGAACAAGAGAGAAAACTAATGTTGGTAGGAAACATACTCCAAGAGAAAATAGAACTTGTGCTGCCCCAGGCTGTGATATCACCTTTGAATGTAAAGTAAATGATCCTAAGAAATACTGCTGCTCCGGACATGCTGGGAAAGGAAAAAGTAGTCGACGTAAAATTCCTATGGAAACAAGAGTTTGTGAATGTGGTGAATGTGGTGAATGTGGTGAATGTGGAGAAACTTTTGAGTGCAAAATAAACAGTAAACAAAGATTTATTCGCGGGCATCATGCAAAAGGCAAGAATAATGGAATGTGCGGAAAACATCTTACTAAAGAAACAAAACAGAAGCAAAGGGAAACAGTTTTAATAGGTTATGAAAATGGAAGAGTGAATCCCTTTAAGGGTAAGCACCATACTGAGGAGTGCATACAAGAAAGTCGTGAAAGACAGAAAAAGAATTGGCAGAATCCTGAGTATATTTCAAAACAAATGGTAGCAAGACATGTTAAACCTAACAGACCCGAGAAGTTTTTAGATAAGTTATTCCAACAACTCTTTCCTAATCAAATTAGATATATTGGCGATGGTAAAGATAAAGATTCTATTGTAGCAGGAAAGGTTCCGGATTTTATTTTTACTGATGGCCAAAAGAAAATCATAGAATTCTTCGGTGACTACTGGCACGGAGAGGAAAGAATTGGTATTCCTAACAAACAGCATGAGCAAGAGAGAATAAATTGTTTCGCTCAATATGGTTATCAAACTTTAATTATCTGGGAACACGAGTTAGAAAATATTGATGAATTAATTGAAAAACTTATCTTATTTAATAGAGGAGTAAAATCATGCCAGCAAATACAGGGACGCAGGTTGTTAGTTTAATACATCGTTCGGCGGCTTCAAGTCCGAATGTAAATAGACGACATCAGGATATCAGGCAGTGCGGAATTTATCAAGGGGGCCGTTTGACTGCTGTAGTTGGTCTAGCTGCTTCTTTATCCGAATTGGTTTGTGAAATTTCTGATGGTACTCATCAAGTAAGAATTCAAACAACTGCTGCAATAAGTTTAACTGCTGTAATTGCTAGTCCTTATTTCGTATTGCGGTGGACGTATACTGGAGCCGCTTCTGATTTTATGGAGGTATTGGCAGTGGCTGCTCCATTAGCTAATGATTTGGTAATAGGTAAGTGTGTTTTTGCCGGAGCAGTTTTAACCGGATTTGATTACGGGGATGCCGCCTATCCAAGAAGTACTCCTAATACTCAGGATTTATTTCTGAAAGTAGAATCCACAGAAGATACTGAGCTAAAAGTGAGAATTCGAGCGGGTAGAATTCATAATTATGTAGGAAATATTGATGTAGCTGATCAAAAAAGCGACTTATTTACAGTGCCTACAAGTAATTCCAGAGTTGATTTACTTTATCTAGATAAAGATGGAAATGTTGCTATTGATTCTTCAGGGACTCCTGCAGCAACTCCGGTAGCTCCTAATTATAATGGAAAATTGGTTCTAGCTGAAATAACATTAGCTTCTACCAGCACTAATATTACTGACAGTATGATAAAAAATGTTAGAAATTGGGTAGCATTACCCCAAAGTGTAGATGATACCACAATAGAAAAAAGTGCTACTGGAGCACTTCAAGTCAAATCCACGGGAGTAGGTTTACAACTAAGAACTGGAACTTTATCCGGTTATGATTTTACTCAGGCGGATCTTACTCAAGATGGTAATTGGCATGATTTAGATTTATCCGCCATAGTTCCAGCCGGAGCTATAGCTGTTAAACTAGAGATAGGTGTTTTAAAAGCAACTCTGGCAGCAGAAACTTTTATGGTTAGAAAGAATGGAAGTCTTGACGAATATAACGTAGGCAAAGTTTCTGCAACAGTGGATAATAGAGGAGCTTTTGGAGAAAAAACTGTTGGTGTTGACACTAATAGAATTATTGAGTATAAAGAAACAAAATCAACTGGGGTACTTGATGTTATCCAGATAGTAATAAAAGGTTGGTATCTATAAAATAATAAATTGATTGTAGGAGAAATACTGTGGGAAGTGTAAATCACGGAAGTCAGGATTTATCATATAACTTTTATGAAGAATTGACTGCATTAAATTTTAATGAGCGTAATATTAATATTCAGCCGAGAGGTATATATAAAGGGGGATATCTAACTAAAGTTACCGATTCTGAAGTTACTTTATCACCTCTTACCGTTGAGATAGGTGATAGTACTGTTCAAGTAGCTATAAGTACCTCCGTTTCGGCTACACTTAATAATACAACGTTAGATTCAGGGACAATTTCTTCAGGAACTCCATATCTAGTTCTTCGGTGGGCATATGCGGCAACTGCTTCTAATTATTTTGAAGTTCATGCAGTGGCAGCAGTTGCTGCTGCTCAGGCTAATGATATAATTATTGGTAAATGTGTCTTTTCGGGAGCAGTTTTAACCGGATTTGATTATACTGATAGGACTTCGATTGGTACTTATGGTTCTTTCCTTAAAGTTGAAGCAACGCCAGATACTGAACTATATGTTCGAGTCCGAGGGGGTAGGGTTCAATTAGGGGATTCGGTAAAAATTGTAGCAGATCAAAAGGTAGGGCCTTTTAGTGTGCCTGCTCCCCCTAATTCCAGATGGGATTTGGTATACTTGGATACAAATGGAGTTCCTCAGATATATAAAGGAGCTCAAGCAGTTAGTCCTACAGTACCACCTCATGCTGGAAAATTGGTGTTAGCTCAGATTTTGGTAGTAAATGGAGTCTCGGATATTGCGGCTGCTAATATTTATGATTTTCGAACTTGTATATCAGCACCCGCGATTCCGGATAATAGTTCTCTTGAATTAAATAGTTTGGGGCAATTAGCAGTTAAAGATTTTGCTTCTGCAATAGCTTCTGATGGCTACATAAGGTTTGGAGGTTTAATTTTTCAATGGGGTGTTGAGAGTGTAGCTCAAGGTACTACAGTAAATGTTACTCTTCCAATAACCTTTCCTAATAATCATTTTTGGGCAAGTGCTAGACCTGGGATAAATACAGGATTTATCGGGTGTAATGAAAACGCATCTACTGGAGCTTTGCCTCTTAGTGTTTCTCAAATTCAATTGAGAAATGGTTATGGGGCAGGGGGAGGTAATCGGGATATGTATTGGTTTGCAATAGGAAACTAATATGGCGATTACTATTAAACATAATAAATCAACTAGTGTGATTCCAATTAAGAATACAAAGTGTAAAGCATTTCCTATCACAGATATTCTTCCCGGCCAAGCGTGGAAAGATAAAACTTGTTTTCTTATTGGAGGAGGTCCATCTTTAGCAAATTTTGATTTTGAACTTATAAGAAATGAATTATCTATAGGGGTAAATAAATCATTCACTAAATTTCCTACTACGGTTAACTATATCATGGATACCCGTTTCTATGATACGATTACTTACCCTTCTAAAGATAATGTTGATTTACATAGAAAATGGAAGCAATACACAGGAATTAAAGTTTTCTTACGCCATAGTGTAAAATTTAAGTTTGATAGTAGTGTATACTATGTAAATAATCTAACTAGTAGCTGTTTAAGTTTAAACCTTAAGAAAGGAATTTGGGGGGGAAATAACTCGGGATTTGGGGCACTAATGCTTGCGTGTGCTTTAGGTTGTAAACGAATAGGACTTTTAGGATATTCGATGAAAGTTCAAGGTGGGGGTAAGAAAATAAAGACACATTGGCATTCTGGCTACTCGTTTCAAAATGTAAAATCTTTTCAGCCCAAGCTTGATAAGTTTAAGACATGTTTTGATAACTTTGCTGATGTAATAGCAGCGCAGGGCATTGAAGTGGTTAATTTGGTTAAGAAAAGTGAAGATAGCGCACTTGAATGCTTCCCAAAAGATTCCTTAGATAATTTCTTGAGTAAGAGCAAGATTGGTGTATAATTATAACATAGGGATAATGTTAATAGGATGGTGGCGAAAGCTGGATTTAGCGGGAAAACAGGGTTATCCCCAATAATGGAGTTTCCTCCCTGCCCATCCTATTAACTTATCAAGAGAGAAAGTGGAAGATACAAATGAGACTTAATCATACTAGTAGGGCAAAACGGATTGCCCAAGATCATAAGTCTTTTAAGAATTCACCTCTAATTATCAATAAAACTCCTCCAAAGGTGTTAACTTCCATTTCTTCTATAATAGGTGCAAAGCAAAGAGATAGGGTTTTCTTAGTAGGTAGTGGGCCCAGTTTACATAATTTTAATTTTAAAGTTTTAAAGAATGAAGATACTATTTGTGTAAATAGTTCGGTATTTGATGTTCCACGAGCTAACTTCTTTATTACTAAAGATTATTTCTTTTTAAGAAAGTATCTTATTAATTGTTTACATTCTAAAAGTAATGGAGCTAAAATTTGGAATTCTGTTGTAAAGATTTTTGTCGCCTGTTACGTTGGCGGAAGTCTTCAAGATATTAATGATGAGATTGTCGATGTATCTCATAAAATTAACTATGACTTGTGTCCAATTGATTGGGTTATCAAGAATGATAAACAACATGGAATTGGTTTATCATTGAATGATTTTAGATGTGGAGTGGATAGTGGTTACGGAGCATTGCAGCTTGCAGTTTTACTGGGCTATAAAGAAATATTTCTGGCAGGATATGATATGTGTGCCCAAAAGAAAACACATTATCATGATAGATATGGTAAAAGAGATGTAGAGGATTTTCAGAAAAAACTTGATGGGTATTTTCAATTTTATGTAAGGGCTTTTCAAGAATTAAAAAATATGAATCAAGTAAAATTGTACAGTTGCTCTATTATTAGTAAATTCAATGTACACATTGAGTATGTTCCTATAGAGAAAGTTTTGAGATGAAACACATTACAATATTGATTCCAACGAGAGGTCGGATAGAAAAGGTAAAGAAAACTTTAGAATCAATTCCTGAACTTGATTATATTGATACTATGATTATTTGTGATAATTGTTATGAAACTCTAGAGTTTGTTCGGAAATTAAATAATCCGAAGATTTATGCAGCGGCAGTTGTTTCTCGTCATGGAGAATTTGTGGGTTCCGTTGCTTGTAAGAATACTTATAGTAGTGATGTTGAGGATGGTTTACTATACGCTACTGACGACATTATTTTCCAAGAGAATGCTATCCAAAGTGCTTTCGAGTGTTTCAATAAGAACTTTCCAGATGACGATGGTGTTGTTGGATTTGTTCAAAAAGGAAATGCTTTTCATCCAACTGGAGTAGGGTTGGTAGGTCAGAAATTTTTGAGAAGGTACCCTGATAAGAAACTATTTTTTCCAGGGTATTTTCATTTTGCTTGTCAAGAAATATATGATTTGTGTCAAAAATTAGGAGGAAGGTTTGTTCAAGAAGAGCAAGCGGTAGTTTTACACAAACATCCTTGTAATTATAGAGAGGAAATGGATCAAACTCATAAGGACGCTCGAATTAGAAAACGTGAAGATCACGCTCTTATAAAAGAAAGAAAAGCAAAAGGTTTGATATGGGGCTATGATGAGGATTAATCAAGTTTGTATTTCTCCTAGTTTACAATATATGTCGAGTAGGTTTAGAAGTAAATATAAGCTTGAAGAGTATTCTAATCTATTAGAACCTGCAATATTTTTTGGCTGCTATTCTGTTCATTCAATTAGACAAATTTGTAACTATAAATCATTAGCGGTGGTTGTTTGGGGAGGAACTGATGCTAAACTTTTACGACAGTATCTAGATTGTAAAAGAGAGGGGAAAAATCTTGGTATCTGGTACTCAAAATTAATTCAGCAACAACATGTACGGCATATAGCTATTTCAGAGTATATTGCTGAGGATCTTAGAAAAGTTGGATTGCAGTTTTCATGTGTTCCTATTAATACTGTATTGCCTGAGAAGTTTAAGGTTTGTAAACCGGGTAAACTTCTATATTCATACGGCTATACGCGGCGACCTGCTGTCTATAACGAGGATCTTGTTAAGAGGGTACTTAGGCAGCTAGGAAATGTCCAACTCGTGCAAGGGGAAATTGGGACGGATAAGACAATTCCGTACGAAGGCATGTCAGCCATTTATAGTAAGTGTTTCATGGGCCTAAGACTCACCGCACATGATGGTCTTCCTAATACAGTTATTGAATTAGGTCTTATGGGCATCCGGTGTATCTATAATGGATGTTTGCCTAATGCTGTTAAATGGATTGGAATTGAGGACATAGTTGCAAACATCCATAAAGAACAAGAACGAATAGGTTTTCCAAATGAAGAGATTGCAAGGAAGATGCGGGAGTATATTACTATATCTGATGATTGGTTAGACACAGCTTATTGGAATTACATATGAAACTAAAAGTATCAGTCATCACAACTCTATATAATTATCGAGAATATATAGAAGAATGTATAGTATCATTTTTAAATCAGGATTTTGAGTGCTCAGAAATAGTAATTGTAGATGATGCTTCTACTGATAATCCATTGGAAATAATTCAAAAATACATAGGTGACCGCGTCAGATATATTGTATTGCCAAAGAATAGAAATTATTCGAACGCTAAGAATGTAGGAATAAAGGCTTCGCACTCAGAAATTTTAGTTATGCTGGATGCTGATGATATGTTAACAACTACCGGCATAAGTTCAAGATACGAAAAATTAATGGAAGGTTTTGATTTTGTTCACGGGCCTTGTTTGAGATTAGAAAGAGGGGGTACTCGACGAGATCCAATGTGGGAAAAATGGTTAAGTACCAAAAATCCTCTTTGGATTCATGCTCAAGGAGCTATGTTAAGAAAGGATATCCATCGTAAAATAGGTTTATACGATCCTTGGTTTTGGGCTCAAGGCGATAGGGAAATGTTTTTACGTATTGGGAATGCAGATTTTAAGATAGGTGCAGTAGAAAAAGATGTTGCAATATATCGCATACATAAAGAACAGATGTATAAGAGTCCACGAAAAAGAAAATATAAAGAAGAATTAAATACTAGAATGTTCAAAGTTTTAAAAGAAAGAAAAAATGGTGATTTTTCTGATCTAGAAATACTAGAAAGTGCTATGTAATATGAGATTACAAAGAAGAACTTCGGTCATAAAAAGAAAGGGAGTAATTCCTATAAAAAAGAGGTGTAAGGTATCTTTGAGTGTAAAAAAGGAATCTGTAGATACAAAGAAAAAAATTATTCCTCCAAAAAATCCTATTAATTTATCTGAGTATAAAAAAAGTGATACTTGTGTGTTGCTTGGTTCTGGTCCTTCAATATGTAATATAACTCCGGAAGAATGGGAAGTAATTGAAAAGTATGATTCTTGTGCAGTAAATAACTGGGTATATCATCCGACATTCGTTCCTAAATTTTATTTTATAGAAACAAAGTGGTATGGGTATGATATTATTCGACGTAGGTTACAAGAAAAATTTGAAGCCTATAAAGATGTTGTTTTTCTTTTTCCAAGAGAGAAGAAAATTAGAAATCCTCGAGAAAAAGGGAAAGGTACACAACTTCTTCGAGATGTAGCTAAGGGTTTCAAACGAAGAGTTGAATACAATTTGGTTTCAAGAGATAGAAAACGCACTCATCCTATCTATACCGCTGATTATGTAATACGTCCAGATAGATTTACTAAAAGCTATGATATGTCTATTACCTGTGTTTTTGAATTTTTGCTTCGAATGGGATATAGTAGAATTATTCTATATGGTATAGATTTATTAACTTCTTGGTATTTTTGGACTGGAAATGATTTTAAGTATGGAGAAGTCCATCACCAATGGAATAAGGAACATGAGGACAAAGACCCGATCCTACCACATAATACACACAAAATTAAGGATTTCATTATTGATTTCAATGAAAGATGGATGAAACCATACCATAAAGAAATAGTTATTGGGCATATTGATACAGCCCTTTATCCCCGTTTGAGATATGTTAACATACTAGAAGAATTTTAAGATATGAATTCTACAATTTCTATCATATGTGCTCTCTATAACTATCGTCAATATGTTGCAGATTTTGTGCATTCAGTATTGCGTCAAACTTACACAAATTGGGAATTAATAATTGTAGATGATGCTTCTACTGATAATCCGGAGGAAGTTTTACATCAATTTAGTGATGAATCGAGAATTTATTATACTAAACTTGAAAAAAACCATGGTTATAGTTTTGCAAGAAACACTGGAATACTTCAATCTGTAGGAGATTTTATTGTTATAGCTGATGCAGATGATATGTTAACAGATGATTCTATTGAAGTTCGATTAAAAGCTCTACTAGCCCATCCTGAAAAACTTTGGTGCCATGCTGATGGAAAGAAAATGGAGATTGATGGACAAGTGCTCTATAAATCAAAAGAACGTGGTACCCGGATGGAAAGATATGGTGATATAGAGGACAATCATAGACAGATTCATGGAGGTTCTATGATGATGTGTAAAAAATTCCATGAAAAATTGGGGCTATATGATGATAAACTTAAATTTTCTTCAGATAATGAAATGGTTAAAAGAGCATTTCGATTTGGGATAATTCCTTTATATGTACCTAAAGTGGTTACATACTATCGACAGCACCCAAATCAAATGCATAGATCTCTGGAGAAGAAAAGAATTATAAATTCAAGATTAAATGTAGATATAATTAAAGAACAAATTGATAGTAGTGTAGAAAGAAGATTCCAAGAAGGAATTACTATAAATAATACTAAATTATTGAAAAAAGATAGAATGAAGATATTTTTACCTATATCACCTAATCCAAAATCTGGAAAATCTTTCTTTTTCCGACGGTTATTAAAAGAATGGAAAAAGGATATGCCTTTTGATATTACTACTAATCCAGATAATTTTGTTGATGTTTCAATTGAAAGTGCTAGAATTAAACATAAGAATTCAAGATTTAAAGTAATTAGATTTGATGGAGTTTATCATAATACTGGTCAAAATTTTAAGCAAAAAAATTCTTCAATGGTTACAAGTTTAGGTATTGCTGATGGAGCAATTTATCAATCTAATTTTGCTAAGAGTATGTGTCGTGAATATTTAGGGAAATTTGATGGTTTTGAATCCGTAATTTATAATGGGGCAGATCCAGAATTTTATGCCAAAGCAATTCCAATACGTATGAACTATGAAAAAGTATTTGTATCTTTTTCAAAATGGCGGCCACATAAAAGATTGAGGGATATGATCGAAAGTTTTTTATTGGCTGATATGGAAAATTCAGTATTATTGATTGCCGGTGATTTAAGCCGATCAGGTCTAACTCAATCTGACATTACCCGGTATTTTAGTATTTCTAACGTAAAATATTTAGGAATCTTAAATCAAAATCAAATGGCGGGATACTTGAAAATAGCTACTGCTGCTGTTCATTTATGTTGGATTGATGCATGTCCAAATAGCGTAGTAGAAGCTATTGTAGCAGGAGTTCCTGTAATTTGTAATAATAATGGAGGGACGGCTGAATTAGTGGCTAAAGCTAATGGATACGTTTGTACAACTGAAAAACCTTATGATCGAAAACCAATTGATTTGTATCATCCACCAAGATTTAGTTATAGGATAGTAGCTGAAGCTATGATACACGCTGCAAATGAGAAAAGAAAAGTAGTAAATGATCATGTTTTGATTTCAAATATTGCTGAACAGTATAAAAATTATATTCAACGAATAGGAGAATCTTAAATGCAACCTTTGGTTTCTGTTGTGAGCACTCTCTATAACTATCGTGATTATGTTATAGATATGATTCATTCTGTTCAAAATCAAATACATACAAATTGGGAATTAATAATTGTAGATGATGCTTCTACTGATAATCCACTGGAAACAATATCCCCGTATCTCGCGGGTTCTCGACTCCAATACTTGCCGCTTCTTGAGAATCATGGTTATAGTTATGCTAAGAATGTAGGTATTCGTGCTTCAAGAGGCGAATACATTGTTATGATCGATGCTGATGATTTATTGTATGATGAATATTCTATTACTTATCGGTTAGAAGCCCTTTTAAAATATCCTGAAAAACTTTGGTGTCATGGGGATTCTGTTAATCTTGAGCCTTCTGGGGATATTTGTACAACTTCAAATGCTCGAATGAAGCGTAGCGAACGAAGAAAAAGGATGAAGGCGGACGGAACTCTAGAAACGGGGTACAGCCACCGATTAATTCATTCTCAAACTATAATGGTGTGCAGAGAATTTCATAAAAAATTAGGATTATATGATGAAAATCTTTGGTGTTCTTCAGATAATGAAATGTTTAGAAGAGCTCTCCGTTTTGGAATAATTCCTTGCTATATTGCGGATATAGTATCTTTATATCGTATACACCCAAATCAAATGCATAGATCCCCAGAAAAAAGAAAAATTATAACAGAACTTAAGAAACAAATTATTACTGATGTTGAAAGAAGATTTCAAGAGGGGATCAATGCTAGTAATACTCCACTTTTAGAGGAATTTGATGAGTAAAAGAAAGAAAAAAATAGTTGGATTTATTCCAGCACGTGGAGGAAGTAAGGGTATTCCGGGCAAAAATATTACAAATCTTTGTGGACTACCTTTGATAGCTTATACTATAATAGCAGCATATTTTTCTAAGCTGGATGAAGTTTGGGTAAGTTCTGATAATTCAGAAATTTTAGAAGTTGCAAAGGTATATGGAGCAAAAACTTTACAGCGTCCTATAGAACTTTGTCAAGATGATAGTACAACAGAAGAGGCGGTAGAACATTTTTTAAAGCATGTTAAATGTGATACCATAGTATTGATACAAGCTACTTCCCCTTTACTTACTTCGAAGGACATTGACCGAGGTATTGAAAAATTTTTAACAGGAAATTATGATTCTCTATTTAGTGTTATTAGAGAAACGGATATGCTTATATGGAAACTTAGTAAGAAAAGGAGATTTGAAAAGGAGAATATTTATATTCAGCCGGCAAATTATAATCCACAAAATAGAATGCGGCGGCAAACTCGAGAAGAAAATGCTTACATGATAGAATCTGGAGGATTCTTTATATTCAGTCAACAATTCTTTAATCAAAATAAATGTCGTATGGGAGGGAGAGTAGGTTTTGTTGAAATACCTTTTTGGCAATCTTTTCAAGTGGACACAAAAACTGACTTATCAAATATTTCTAAGGTGATGATTCATGGATAATGAATTTAAGCTATATCCTAACTCTAAGTATGTAGATTTTACAGCTATTTCTCAAATTCAACTTGATAGATTACAAAAGAAAACTTTAGTATCTGTTGAAATTGGTGCTTTTAAAGGAAATACTGTAGCTCAACTCCATCAACGATACGGAAATACTATTCAAATTTATCCAATAGAGGCTTGTCCACTAAATTTTAGATATTTGAAGAGAAGATTTAAGAAGTTTAAAAATGTTAAACTTAGGAATATTGCTATTTCTGATGTAGATGGTAAAGAAAAATTCTATGTTATAAAACGAGATCCGGATGAAAAAAATCTTAGTTCAGAAGCTAATAGTTTATATGAATCATTTTTAAAGGATAAAGAATGGGCAGTTAATTATAAACAAATTGAAGTTCCAAGTCAAACACTTACTACTTTTTGTGAGAATGAAAATATAGATCAGATAGATTTTCTTAAGATAAATTGTGAAGGTGGAGAATATCGAATCTTTTCTAGAAGAAAATTGCTCTTTTTAAGAAAAGTTAATATACTTGATATAGCTATTCACGGAAAAAATCGACAATTCTTAAATCTTGAGTTTGTACGTAAGAAATGCCATATTAATAGGCGATTAGTTGATTATGGATTTAAGTTAATTTGTGGATATAATTTAAATGATTTATCTTATATTCCGATTAATCATGTTCGACAAATATGGATTAGAAAAAATGCTCCATGGAAAAAATAATAGAAAGTGAGGATAATTATGAGAGATAGAGATTCAAAATGTTGTATTGTGGCAGAAATAGGAATTAATCATTCAGGAAATTTAGAAACAGCCAAAAAAATGATTGAAGCGGCCGCAGTTGCGGGATGTAATTTCGTAAAATTTCAAAAACGAACTATCGACCTTGTATATACACCGGAGGAACTTGATCGTTATCGAGAATCACCTTGGGGAACAACAAATAGAGAACAAAAATTAGGTTTAGAATTTGAAAAAGAAGAGTATGATATAATAGATACTCATTGTAGAAATAGTGGAATAGGTTGGTTTGCTTCACCTTGGGATGTGCAATCAGTTAACTTTCTTATGCAATATAGCTGTCCGTTCATAAAAATTGCCTCACCAAGTATTACTAATTTTAATTTGTTACGGGCAGTACGAGATACAGGAAAACTTGTAATTCTATCCACAGGAATGTCTACTGAAGAAGAGGTCAAGAAAGCTGTTGATTTTCTTGGAGATCAAGTAAAATATATTTTAGCATGTACTTCTACGTATCCTACAAAGATAGAAGAGATGAATCTTAAATTTATTCAAACTCTTCAAAAAGAATATCCTGATATAGAAATAGGTTTTTCTAATCACCATCCAGGTATATTATTTGCTGCAACTTCAGTAATTTTTGGGGCTAAGATGGTTGAATTTCATATGACTCTTGATAGAGCGATGTACGGATCTGATCAAGCAGCTAGTATTGAAGTTCCTGGGGTATTCAAATTAGTTAAATACATTCGAGATTTAGAAATAGCTTTAGGATCTGGTAGTTGGAGTGTATTTGATAGTGAGAAAGAAATCAAGAAAAAATTAAGGAAATAATATGCAAAGTTGGGGTAAATGCATAGGATGTTTAAAAACCGGAATTAGTTTAGTCGACAAGAATTTAAAACATATTCTTGAATTTGGTGTTTGGAAGGGTAGAACACTTCGATTAATACGTAACAGTTTTGACGATTCATTTCAAATTTTTGGGTTTGATTCTTTTATAGGACTTCCTTGTGATTGGATTGGTGGTAGAAGAACAGGTGGAACCATCAATAAGGGGCATTTTAGTACTGATGGTGAAATTCCAGATATTCCAAATGTTACTTTTTTTAAGGGATGGTTTGAGGATACCTCACTTGAATACCAACAAATAGCTCAAAGTATTGGATTGATTCATATTGATGGTGATTTATATTCATCTGCAAAAATTGTCTTATTTAATCTAAATGATTTTATTGTTAAGAATACTATTTTAGTTTTTGATGAATGGCGATATGGTATTAATCAAGAATCTAATAATGAGAAACAAGCTTTCTATGAGTGGGTAGAAAAATTTAATAGGAAGTATGAATTTTCAGAATTTCCCAGGTGGAAACATCCAAGTATGGAGCAAAAGTTAGTTAGAATACTATAATAAATGTTGAAAGAAACAAAGGATTTACACAGGATATGATTAATTTATAGAATGAAAATAAAAAATAGAATAACTTATTTACTTTTACACTATAATCGACCTTATTTTTTAGATTTAAATGTAAAATTAATTCGAAGATATTTTCCTGAGGATACTAGGATAGTAGTTATGGATGATGGTTCATTTCCATCTGTACAAAAAAAGATTCAAGATATGGAGATTGACCATTTTATCCGTACTAAGGATAAAAAAGATGCAACAACTACTTGTACTTTATTAACAGATACTTTCGATCAATTAAGAAAAGGTTTGCTTGATTCAGAATTTATTTTATTCAGTGAAGATGACTTTATATTTTGCCCTATTGGAGCTCAGGGTATCAAAAGAGGTAATATTTTACTTTCTGAAAATCCTGAGAATAGGATAGATATCTTTTTTCCTAAAAAATTTGATTCCCCTATTGAATCCGCGTGTTCCATACTAAATCAATTTCCAGAAGTTGGGGTAGCTCAACTTGCTAGATACCAATTTTGTGAAGGTGAAAATTTTGGTACTTTTAATAATATAAACTGGAAAATTTTTAATCCTTATCTATGGCCACGACATGGAAATTGGATATATAATAATTGGCCCCATATAACAAGGAGAAAAGATTTTCTAGAAACATTTA